ATGTCTAAATTAAATCCAGAAATTCCTGTTCCATCACATTTATCTCTGTTCCATTGTGATTGCGGAATTCTTGTTTCTGTTGCAATTCCACTTACAAAAGTTCTGATTACCCAATTGTTTGTTCCAATACTAGGATTTATTCCATCAGAAGTATTAAGACCAACCTGTTCAAAATAAATTCCGTCTCTATCATCAAAATATCCAGTTCTTTTAGTTGCATTTTGTTGAGGCGCATAGAAGTTAAAAGAACTATAAATTAATTGTCCTTTTCCTGGTTGATAGTGATGATAAAACTTTGTTTGGTGAACACTAAACGCAGTTGTTCCAATACCAGTTTGCAATCTTGCACACGCTTGGTTTTGTAAAAATGTTACTGTTGAACCCGTACCAGAAACACTATCCAAAAAGTTTGGATCAATAGCATATAAGTGCTTATAATCGCCAAGAGTAAAGGGTTCAGAAACTCTATTTCTACCAAATGCATCAACAGCATTTGTATCTGGATTGATAGTTATAACAGTTTCTGATGAAATTCCTACAGTTCCGGTAACTGGGAATGGGTTGTCAAGTGTAACCACCTCGCCATTTTTATTGGCGATCATCATAACTTCAAAAAGGGTTCTTTCCTGATTTAGAAAGTCCTGTTCATTTTTATTAAATTGTGCCATAAATCACTCACTCCACGATAATCTTTCTGGTTGATATCTTTGTGCGTTTTTAATTCTTGAAGTATTTACCTGACCAGGATAAATGTTATGAACAATCGCTCCAGGATATTCTCCTTGGATTTGTTCTGCGAGTTCATTTTTAGAAAGCATCTTGCCTTCTACTTCTAAACGATACATCTTTCCTTCCCAAACTACATCAGCGAAAAAAGATTCGCTTGCTTGTTCTGGTTGGGAAGAACCTACGTTTAGAGTTCCATTAAAGTCACCATTGATGGTGATGCTTTCTGAAATAAATTGTTGAAAGGATTTCATTTTAGTTACAGTTCCAACGACGTAGGGCTTTGTTGATTCTAGAATCTGGATCTCTTGCTGTTCTTGCTGAAGTTAACTTGGACTTCATTCCCTTCATACGACGGCAGAAGTTAGCGCGACGATCTGCTCTTTTTCCTTTTGGATTCTTTTCGGTTACTGCCGTTTGAAGTTTTGAACCTGGATTTTCACGACGATAAGCATCTACTGCTTTTTGACTTAAACCATCAGTCTTATCTTTACGATTCACTGATTGCCAATCTTCAGTAAGTTCTTCTCTCCAATTTGAATGTTGCTCCTTTACACAATTTGGAACTAATCTTTTACCTTTCTTTTTCATTCCAACTTGTTTGTAACCAACCCAACACGCTTCTTCAACATCGTGCTCACCACTTTCTAGATAATCTGCTGCGGTATCAATGTAATCTGCTGCTTTTGTGATTTTGGACTGAACCCACGCTTCAATATTACCTTCACCTTTCATTTTCTTCTTTAATCTCTTTGCCGCAGCAATGATTGTAGAAAGTTCAGAACGAGCCATTGAATATTCGTGATCCTTCTCTTCATTTGCTGGGTGGACAGTAGCAATATTATATTTCATTTGATTTGTTGAAAGCATTACTGGTTGCGAATACATTGACCAATATGCTGGACCCATCTTACATTCTTGCTGCATCTCATTTTTCTTACAAGCAGGGCAATATCTAACCATCTCAACTGCTTCAGATTTTGTTCCCCAATTAGCAGCACCAACTTTGCGGCATTTTACAAGTGCTCCAGAAGCATAAGCACTTGGCCAAACACTATATCTTGATTTTACTTTATTGTAACAGGCATCTTTTTTTCCACTACCTTTACCTGGTTTGTCTTTGACTTCTTGTAAATCCATTTCTTCTGTTCTTACATTTGTTGGTTTGGCACCACTAGTTTTTTCTGGTTGATTTGGGTCTTGTCTATTTTTTCTTCTTCTCGCCTTTTCCTCTTCTTCATCAGATAAATTTGCTGCCATTTTAGAACTTCCGCATTTTGGTGTAGAGGTTTGTCCTGGTTGACGAGCACAAGGTTTACCTGCCCATTTACCACCTAATTGAACCCATCCCGATTTTCCATCAGATGATTTAGATTTTCCAAACCAATCACGAAGTCCTTCATCTCCAGATTTAGTTTCTTCATATGCCATTCCAACTCTGGTGTGCTTTAATTCACCCTTTTGTTTGGCAATTAATTTTTTTGAAGCAACACGTGCCCCTTCTGGGGCACTCTGAACATTCTCATCTGGAATTTTTTTCTTCGGGTTATCGTAAACATCTACATCACCATCAGCATCTCTATCAACATATTGTTTTGTGGAATGATGAACCAACTGTTTAAGATCAAGATTCGGATCAAGTTGATGTTGAGACTTTGATAAATGTTTTGTTTTATGTGTAAACTTTGTAAAAGTTATTTGATCCTTTGCCTCAGAAAATGGAGACTTTGATTCGGTCTCTTGTCCTGCTGCTCTTTTTTTACGAGCAGAACAATGAGCCTTTTGTGAAAATCCTTGTGGACTATCACAATCTATTGATCTCTTGTATTCTTTAGACCAGCTCATCAAAAAACTCTACTACTCTTTATTATTTAGAAAACCTTGTTTGAGTAGTTTTGATAATTCAGCAGTTGATCCCACAAACAAAGCATTGTTGGTGACGTTATTCGTCGTTTTTACAGTGTCTTCTTCTACCTCTTTTAATTTTTTCTGTAAGTCTATAAGTTTGTCTGTGACATCTCCAACAGACTTAATTAATTGACCAGCAACTTCATATGCTCTTGGACTACCCCCCTCTCCAGCGAGTTCCATAATTCCATTGATTGCCTCTTGTCCTTTTTCAATCAAAGAATACAAATTGGCACGAGTATACTCATAGTCTTTTTTAATGTCATTATTAGATTCCTTAACATTTAAAGATATATCCGTATCAGGTTCAATCGCAACAATGTTACTCTCAACATTGAGTGCTTGATCAATCTTTTCAAACTTATTTGTCATGATTTCACCAGACTATTAAATATCTATATTCCTTGATGGACTATAATCTCTGGAATCTATGAATGAATACCTATTTTCATTAAATCCAAAATCATCATCAATGTCAACCAGGTTATCATCTGCTGGAGTTAAGACATCAATAGATGTATTTTCTAGATGAGTTGTAACAGTGCTTCCATCATATCCTCTCTTAACAGTAATAGTTGTCCCGTCCACAATTCCAGTTACCTTCATAATTTCGTTATTGATAATGATTCTATTATCAACTACTAATCCAGAAGAAGTACTGACCGAAACTCTTGTTTCTGTTTTTGTTAGAGGTTCTCTTAATATGGCAGTGTTATCATCATTATAATCTTTGAGTGCTTTTGGTGTTGCGGTATATCTCAACTCTCTCTTGGCAGTCTCTCTATTTGTATCTGCATAATAGTCAACCTGAACCTTACGGATAAGACCATCAGTGGTATCGGCAATAGGACCAAACATATAAGTTTTGGCAGTAAATTGTAAAGTATAAATTAGTGCCCTCCTTGTAGAAAAATCGCCCTCATAATCGTCTTGAAATGATATATTGTCTAGAACAACGCTAATATCTCTTTTTTCTCCAATTGAATCTATAAGATCAACTGTTAAGTTAAATGCTGGTTGAAAAAACGGTAAAATTTGCTCAACAATCTGGAGGGCATCATCATTTAATTTACAGAGAATATTCAGTTCAAATCCAATGTTGTAAGGAACCGGCATAAAAACTTTTTTTAAGTTTGTACCATCAGATGCCTTAAACGTTTGAGTTACACCTGCTTTTCTTGTTGGATCATATTGAATAGAATTCATCTCAAATGACATTCTTGGCAATGATATTTGAGTCGCTTTGTTTAAATTTGGTTGTTGTTCAATTCTTGCTAAAAATTTCTGGATAGGACCATAAGCAAGAGGAACTCTCATATCACTAATTTCACCATCATTAGAATTTCTATGACGAATATGAATATCATTGAAAATTGTTCCAAACGAAACAACAGTTCTTCTTAAAATTTCGTGATAAAAATAAGTTCCTAACATTAGTAATTGCCAAAGGGATTAGATTGTGAGAAATCTAGGAAAGTATCTGCTTCTTCTTCAATTTCATCGTTTTGTTCATATTTATCATATATGTCTCTATGATCATAAGATTTGACAGTGTAGATGGCATATCCGTTAGATGTTGATGCTGCTGATATTGTCGATGAAGTACCAACAACAATCTCACCTGGAATAAATCCACTAACTGTGGTTCCAATTCCAACAAGTGATACTTTAAGAACTTTGGTATCCGAATCCCAAGATTTTACTCTTCCTTCAGTTCCAGAAGTTAATCCTCTTACAACCTCATTATATCCATAGGTCCCTAGACCAGTAATTAGTGGTGGCGAAGAAATAGTAACAACTGGAGAGTCGCCAAGTGTATAACCAATTCCAGCACGTACCATTCTAACTGAAGAGACTTGAGTATCACCATTAACAATAGCAATCGCAGATGCTGCAGATCCTATTCCTGCTGGACCTGAAATAGTTACATTTGGTGCTGTAGAATATCCAACACCAGTATCTGATACATTAATTGATATAATTCCATAATCTGTAGTTTGTATAGAGCAAGTTGCTGCTGCTCCAACCCCATTTCCACCACTAATTGTAATTGTTGGTGGTGATGGATATCCAGATCCTGCGTTGGTTAACAGTATACGATCTATGGAATAAATTCCTGCTTTATTTGTGGTAATAGCAACAGCAGTAGCATTAATTCCGCCAGTTGGTGCGGTAGAAATTGAAACAATTGGAGTTCCAGTATATCCGCTTCCATCATTGTTTATGAATATTTCACTAATGAATCTATCACCCAAATTGGCAGTAGCAGTCGCTGTTCTACCTAACCCAATTAGGTTGAGTGTTGTAATAAATCCAGTATCCTGAATTGTGGTATCGATTTCATCAATAGAAGTATCAAGAACTTCATCCTCATATTCAAACAATTCACACTTTAATTCATAGACATAACTTTTACCTAATTGATAAAAAGGTTGTTCGTGTTCTACAAACTTAACTTCAAATAATCTTTGACCTAAAGGAAAATAGACCAAATCTCCTTCACGAGGTCTGGTTGCTAATTCAATTTCATCATCGGGCATTGCTGCCAAAAATGCAGCAATAAAGTCTTCAAATCTTTCTTTTGATATTGTAATTGTTAATTCATCTCTCAAACTCATTCCAAATTTTGTGAGGATATCACCAGCACCAGAATATCCTTCATAAGTATTAACATATGCTTCAATTAAAAAGTTATCATCAAATCTGGATGATTGTATTTCTTCAATAATGGTCTGCTTTCGTACAAATTTTCTTGGAATATAAGTTACTTCTACTCCATAAATCGTTAGTTGTTCGTTGATAAGATCTTGTACAAGTCTCTGCTCACTGGGAGATCCTTGAAGGAAAAAGGGATTAAGTGCCATTATCCAATAAAATCGTAAGGTGGAAGCTCATATTCAAGAGCCATTACTTGTTTAATACTTTCTAGTTCTCTTTCTGCATCTTCATAGATTTCTCTACCATTAAGTTCAATTCCTCCAGGAAGTTTTACTCCCCTAAACTTAATAAGGTTTTGACCCCATTGTCTCTTAATGAGGGACGTTAAATATTTTTTTAGAAAACTGTCATTATATACATTTGTGTAGGTATTTGGATCTAAAATTCTGTAGCAGTCTAGAACCAAGAAAGTATCTACAGTTTGTGCTCCCCAATCAATATCCAAATACAATCTGTCTTGTCTTTTGTTATATCTAACTTGTTTATCTGTGGTTAATAAAAAGTCAATATCTTCCAGATAAGTTTTTGTCATAGCATACTGTAACAGTTCAACAGAATTGAAATAATAAAGATCATTTAAAAACAACTGATACTTGATACTAAACATTCCACCAGAAATTGAACTGGTATCAAATTTAAAAACCTTTTCAATTCCAATCACAGAGTCTGGAACTTGAATAAAATTAGAGGTCTCATAAAAATTTGAAGTAACCGTTCCATATCCACTGATGTTTGTGGATGTTGATGTTGTAGTTACAATTCCAACACCGTTTGTACCTTTTGCTTTACCTCTATCCAAATCTGCTTGAGATAATTTGTACTTTAGATACATTCTCTCAACACCATCAAAATGACGCTCCTGGAAGTACTGTAGGGCGTCATCTACTAAATCGTCTATTTGGTCATCATCAACGTTAATCTCCAATACAGGGGCACCCAGCCTTCTTAAACAGTAATCAATTAGTTCTTGTCTACTTGCTGGTTTTGCCATTTTATTATTCCTCTGATTGATTGGAAATTAATAGTTCATTATATTTTTCTTCTAACGTAGAATAATCTTGAGTCAATGTTTGAAGTTTTGCTTCCAACAAAATATTTTGATTTGACAGTGACGCTAGTTTTTGATTATAAAGTTTAATCAATACATTCACATCAACTTCACTATTTTGATTTGACATAAATTAGAATGTTCCTCCATCTAAGGTTGAAGTCCAGGTTGGTTTATTTGTATATATGGTTATTGCGCTAGTTGGAATTATTGACATACTTACACTATTTTTTAATAGGTTATAAGTATTTGTAAAAGTTCCTTCAACTCCAACTAATGTGATCGTTGATGAGTTTGCCGTAGTTTTAACAACACCATATGCTCCACTTGTCTCTTGTAAAATTAAGTCACCTTGCGTAACGGATACAGAACTTCCGAAAGTTAAATTGATTTCAGTAATCGCAGTTAAAATTTGCTTTGATGTTAAAGTTGGGGATGCTGGATTATTTGTAGAAGTTTGTAATCCATCAACATCAAAATATACAATACCATGAGTATTAAAATCACCAGTTTGGTAGTAAATACCTTTAATATCAAGGTAACCTCTTGTTCCTGTGACTACACCATTTGAAACAATGGCAGCATCTGGAATATAAGTCCAAGATCTTGAAGTTGCCGCACTACCAACATTAGTTCCGTCAATATAACCAAAGAATCCAGTTTTGTTATTTGCCGTTCCTACACCAGTGTTATAATCAAACGCAATACCTCTGTCGGTATTGGTATCAAAAGCGTGAGTAATCGTTAGTTGTGTAGTTGTAGTGATTCCTGCTGTAGTGGAACCCTGGATAGTGATGATTTTTGTTGTGGTGTTATATCCAGTAATAGTGGTTAGTCCACTATTTGGTAATGAAGCACTACCCTGAATAGTATCACCAGTATTAATACCAATTACGGAATCGAGTGTAATTGTTGAGACACCGGTGGCAACTGGTGCCATAACCGTTCTCTTACTGGTTACATCACCAAGAACGATGATTGGATCGTTGATTGATACAACAGTAGAATTTACAGAGGTAGTTGTACCATCAACCTGCAAATCACCTTTAATAACGACAGTTCCTTCATTACTTAATCCATCTGGATATGGATCAATATACAGAATCCCATTTGATCCTGGAACTGTGGAAATTATATTTTGATTAATTTTTACGTCACCAATGGTCACACTTCCAGTAAAGGTTGAGACCCCAGCAACAGTAGCATTTCCACCAACATTGAGGTTTTTCTCAATTCCAACGCCACCTTCAACTACAAGAGCACCATTATCTTTAGTAGTTGAATCTGTTACATCTCCAATATTAATGGAAACACCATTGGCAAATGCCCAGTCTGCCCCTTCGATTTCAAATCTATTATCAGTAGCTTCGTCGTATCGTAACTTTACATCTTTATCAGTACCAAAACTCAAATAAGTATCATCAACTATGTTGATTTCACCAGTTCCATTCGGATCTAATACAATGTCTCCATCAGTATTCTGTGAAGAAAATGTATTTCCATCTAATCTTAAATTATCAACATTCCACTGATCTACTTTTCTTGTGTTATCAAGAATAACAACAATTCCACCATCACTATTGCGAGTGTTTGTAACTCCAGCAACAGTTCCTGGAACGTGGTCCATCATGGACGTGTAATAACGTCCAGCAACAGATACTACATTAGTTCCATCGTCACCAACATAAATTCTGTCTCTATTTTGGTTAGTTCCTGTAGCACTACCAATACCAGTTACATATGCTAATTCACCCCACTGCAGACTTCCAGGTATACTAGTACCAGAGGATCTTTTAATCCTAATAATACTTGCCATTAAAAGCTACCTCCGTTGATGTCTAAATTCTGTGTTGTTCCTGGGGTTAAGTCTAATGTTGCATCCCATTTTTGGGTGGTGGAGTTATAAACAAGAACCATCCCATTTAATACTGCGGGAGGTAAGTTTACATCTGTCAAATCACCTAAAGAAATTTCTTTAGTTCCAGCTAAAGATGATACAACTTTAACTGCGTTTTGCTGACCAACTCTAACTCTAATGTCTGCCATTAGCGAGTTACTCCTTCTCTAACTAGAACGGATCCCTCAACAACTCTAGTTATTACTCCAGAATTATCTGTTATCAAAACATCATAAACATAACGACCTGGTTTAAGGGAGGCAGTTGTAGTAGTTCCCAGTCCAACTTTAATTGTTCCTGCGGAAGGATTTAAAATTGATGCAGTAAATGAAGTATATGCTGAACTACCAGCATGTTTTCTCATTTGAGCAGATACTATGTATCCACCCAAATTTAATGAGGAACTAGAATCACTATTTTCTAATGAAAATGTTTGAGTAAATGTAGTACCAGTGTTTACGACTAGATTACTTACATAAACGGCTGCCATTTATAAAAAACTTCAGGATCTAAAATATATTTATACTTGACCAAATCCAAGATTACCAAGACTATGAATTACCTCTTGTTGCTTCATATAAAGCTTGATAGAGGTCTTAAGCATTAGTCTAAGTTGATTGATATCGTTACAATCATCAATTTCTCTAGATTGCATTTCATATTCAAATAATTTATTGATATCGTCAAGTTTTATTTCATTTGGATCCATTGATAATCTCCTTCAGTAAAGATTTAATTTCTTCAATATCTGTTTTAATTTGGTCAATTTCTTCCTTTTGCTTTTGCTTTTCAGATTTCATTTTAATATATTGAGAATATCCCAATGTATCATAATTAACAATAGCACCAGATTTTTCATCTCTATAGAGATTTTTATGACCTTCAACGGGAATCATGCTAAAGCAATTACTCTTAAATCTTTAAATCTTGGAGCATATGCTTCATTAGTTCCAGAACATACAATCTTAATAGCAAATCCAGTAAATTTGTCAAGATTATCAGCACTAAATTGATACTCTAGGAATTGATTATCCCTACTTGATGGAACAAAAGCATCTGCTCTACCACTATTGAGAGTTGAATCAATAATTGTCTCACCAAAACCATCACCATTCAAATCCTTAAGATTATCATATCCTGGGAATAATTCATACGCTTGCTCAACTTCACTAGAGTCTGGTCTAAAGAGTCTATACAGAACTCTAAAGTCTGCTGAAGAATGTCTATAAGCAGAAACAAGAACTTTTAATGATGTTGCTGGTTGCTTAAGATCGACTCTATTTGAAATGTAAACTGCCGAATGTGGATCTCCAGAAATTAACTTAACTCTAGAATCAGTTACATAGTTTGTGATTGGTGAATTTATTCTATTTCTTTCAAGAATAAGAACGCCATTTTGAGTATCCAAAACTGGAGATAGATTAGGATCTTGTGAACTGAATTGAACTGCTAAAGTGGTAGATCTATTTTTTGGTAGATCTGTTAATCTATTCGTCTCATTTATTTCAGAGCAGACAAGTCTTGTAGAAGAAAGTCTATTAATTTGATTTAATTCAACTGGTTCATATCCCTGATCAATGAAGGAAATTTCAGATCCACCAGCACTAGTTCCAGATACGGATCTTAATTGTGCGTTTATGAAGGTAGTATCACCAGGAGTGATTACATTAAATTGTGGAATAATCGCATTATATTGGAAGTTTTGAGAGGCAAATACATTTGTTCCACCAAGTGATCTCTCATCAGTGAAGCTTAATTGAGTATCGCCTGCAGGTCTGTTTGATCGATTAATTTGTAAATAGTACTTATCAATATTTTTGGATGCCTTCAATGCAGAATCTGTTGGCATATCATGTGTAGTATTAATTTTTGTCAGAGATATACCATTGAGTTCATACTTATAGCAAAGATCATTAACATTATGTGTTCTAACAGAAGAACTGTCTATTCCTCTGGTTCCAATTCCAAGTGTTCCTGAACCAATACTATTATAGTAAATAATTTCATTATTAATCTTGACATATCCAGTTGATGTTGAAATGCCTTCAAAAGTTGCAAAAGTTGAAGTATTGGCAACTGAAATAGTTGTTGAGTCAATTGCAAGATTGGCAGTAAGTAATATAGGAGGAGTATTTGGTTCAATATCTGCCAGAGTAACTTTATTGTTATCTGCCATCATACCGTGATTATAATGATCAACCTCAATTACTCTACCGTCATAAAGATTACTGATCAGAGATGATGATCCTCTAACATCTGTATTTGCTAGAGAAACCGCAGCGCCATTATCATAATAGATTAGATCTTGACCGCTGGTAAATTCTTCTCCCTGTACATTTGTAAGGTAAAGAGTATCAACACCATCAATATTTGAAACGGTGACAGTCGCATTTGAACCTTTAACAACGCTACTGGTTGTAACCCCTAAAACATCACCAATAGCATATCCATTTCCTGGAGTAGTTATGGAAACAGCGGAAACAACATTTGATGATACAGTTACAACTCCAATAGCACCTGATCCATTTCCAGATACACTATAAAGAGAAACACCAGAGAATGTACCATTAGAATATCCAACACCAGCATTAGTCAAGGAAAGAGCGGAAACTTTACTTCCAATCTTCTCAATATATCCATAAGGACCAGTTGAACTACCCTCCCCAACTTTTCTTCCTGGAATTAAAATACTACCCATTGTGGTGGTAGTTGTAATTCCAACTTTTAATTTTCTTGGAAGAGTTTTGACTGGATTTGGGGAAAGTCTTGGAGTCTGACTATTTCTAGTTCCAAGTTTAGGATTGTAGAAAGAAACAGTACCAAGGTTTTGTGTAAATTGTGCCTTGTAGAGTTTAAATTTGAGATCTTCAAATTGGCTAGGTGTCCAAATAGTTCCATTTTGAGACTTAAAGAGGCTACCTCCAAGATATTGTTTAGTTACAATTACACTTTCAGCGTCAGGTAGATTTTGAGTATCTACTGTTCTTTCACCCATTCTGGCAATCCAACTCTCATAATTATTTGATGATGGTGAAAGAATTACAATCGCATACTCTTCTCCTGGTTGCAAATATACTGGAGATGGGAAAGTAACTCTTGTTGCTACTGATCCATCTGTTGATGTATTAACCTGAGATGGCTCAAGAGTAACTCTTGCGAAGTCTTGAACTAATTGATCCGTTGGAGTTCCAAGTTCTACCGTTCTTAACTCAACAGTAACTTTTTCATTTTGATCTTTGCTTGCGAAGAATAGGTCAACAGAGGTTAAGAATGCTCCTGTTTCATCAACAGTAAATGTTTGAGCTAGAGGATCTTTTCCACCGCCACGATTATTCTGTGCTGGTGGTGGCGGTGGTGGTGGGGGTGGTCTTCTTACAATAACGTCAGTTTGTCTAAATGTATCTACAATACCACTGGTATTGTAGCTAGTTTCAGCACTACTAATCAACAAGCTTCCGGGTAAAGGAGACGAATTTGTTGAACTAGAAGTAAGTTTAAATGTTTTGGTTCCTGTTCTAAATCTTAATGGAGGAGGTGGAGACGCTAAAGGATCTTTAAAGAAGAATGATCCACCAAGATCTCCAAAAGTATCAGAAACTAATCTGATATCCGAAACAGATGCTTGAGCACCACTTGTCCTACCAACTAAAACAGTTCCTATCGTAACATATCCATTGAATCTTCCTTGTGCTTCTTCGGATAATGAAGCAACATCTACGTTTAGAACTGTAGAAGAAGCTGAATATGTTGTAGGTAGACTAATTGATGTGTTATATGGATTTGCATTAAATGTTGTTGTTGGATTATTAATGTCACCAGTCTTATGATTTGGTTGGCAAGTTCTAAAAGTTATGACCCTAGTACCACCAACAAAGCCATCTACAGTTTCACTATTCTGGAATATTCCAGAAGTCATTGTAATTTCGAGAAGTTTAGGAACAATATCAATTCCACTTGTGCTATCAAAGAATGGATAATATCTTGTAATTGGCTTCAATCCACCACCACCAAAGGCTACGTTTCTAGAACGAATATGAGTATCTGGTTCACTACTTATCTTGATTGTTTCTACATAAGATCCATCAAAGTCTCCAGTAATTGTTCTTTCACCACCACTGACAAATACATTTCTAACCCAGTTGTCTGAAGCTGGACTTAATTGAACTCTACCAACAAATTCAATCATATTGAATGGATTGACATTTTCAACTCTAGATGCTAGAGGTTGTTCAATCCACCCAGTTTCTTCATAGTCTAATGTAACTAGATCACCAGTTTTTCTAACATTTGAATCCAATAATTCAAGATTTGCCGAAAAGTCAGCAGTATCTGTATTAATTGATGGTAATAAAGATAGTTCTGGTTTTAGGGAATAAAAATCTAAAGGAGTATTTAATTCTTGATTCTTTACATCAATATCACATTTACAATCAGGATTGAGTAAATCTAATAAATTATTATTTTTAAAGTCATCTACAAAGAATCCAGATTTGAATCTTGAAAGTCCATCAGCATCTTGAACTTGTAATGTTTTTGTGTCCAGTTCAAGTAGACTTAAAGATGTAACAGTCTCTAAATTTGAAATCCTATCATCCAATTTTCCAATATCTCTCATTGTATATCTTCTATTATCAACGAGAGTTATTACAGCATCATCTGGATTATACAAATATGCTGGAAGATTGATGGTGGCAATATCCATCGCACTTTCTACATTTGTTGGTTCTTTAGGATCTAAAGACGATACACCTTTAATTAATGAGAAATTGCCCAGACTATCGAGAACAAGTTTATCAATTCTAGGTAAGTAGTAACTATACCCAATCAGAGAACTTTCATTAGGTGTGACGACTAGAGTAGGATTATTTCCGGAAGAACCAAAAGATCTGCTCGCAAAAGAAAATGGTGAAGATGTTGTTGATGTAAATTCTGCCACTCTTGGTCTAAAGTCCAGAGTGTCGGTAGATCTCAAAGAGTTTCTCAAAATTGGAACATCATTAGTGAATCTTTCTTGACTGTAAGATTCGACGGTATATAGATCTCCAAGATCGTTTGATGGTACGCTATAAGAATTATATACGATCAGTAACTTTCTTGTTGGTTCTGGGAAATTTAGTTTTCTTACTATTCTGGAATAATCATAATATTGCTCTCTCTGTCCCTTATCGAGATCAAATCTGTTTGTAATATTTAAATAATTACCTACTGTTATAGATTGGATATTAGTTACAATATTGGATTCTTCAAATGTTACTGTTTCTCCAACTGTAAATGTTTGGGGAGTCAAATAACAAATTTCTACTTCTGTCGCAGATGATCTGGTGGCAAGTTGAGCAATCGCTCCACTAGTAGATGCTACTATTCTTTCACCTAAAATTGAATTGGTATCCAGTGATAGTCCAGAGACAAATGTTAACTTGTCTAGAGTTGGGTTTGATGTATCTAGAGATTCATAAACTCCAACAATATTGACAACATCTGGAACGTTCAAAGAAATCTCTTTATCTTGAACTCTCAATCCGTAAAATTGATTAGTACTTAATCCACTTAAAGCAGTAGAGATCCCAGAAATTGATTTATTAACAATTATTTTTTGACTTCTGTTGAAATCTTTTTGTTTATTTCTGATTTGATTCTTTCTTACCGTAGCATTGAGTGTTACGTTTGAAGATTGACTTACTCTTAACCCAGAAAATACAATTTGAGATCCATTTGAGTTTAATGTGAATTGATCTCCCGTCAAATCTTCAACATCACCATTAGAATAGTGAATTGAATATCTTTCAGCATCAAATGTTTCAAAGAAAGCACTAGAAATACCAGTGGATGTTACATCAACACTTAAGGATCCAACAGAATTAGTTGTTAGTTCACGAAGTTGGCTAGTTACTAATAGATTTGAATTTGCTAAAGATACATCCGAAATGTTTGAAGCATCTAATGGGGCATAAAGTCCAGCACTTTCATCATTGGTAATATTTGGAGCACCAATAGAAAATGTTACAGATTGAGTTGACGATGGTAATCCGCCATTACATACCCCAAATACGCTTGAAATACCAGCAACAGTCATAGTTAGACCATCACTAGAAACTGAAACTACCCTGTTGTAAGTTTCTGTTGACAGACCAGATACTTGATATCTGATAATGGCATCACTTCTAATTCCTAAAAAGTTTTTACCGGGGCAAGTTACTGATCCAGCACTAGTTCCACCAGTGATTGTTAATCTATCAGTAATATTAAATCCTGATGGAGAAATTCTTTGAAGAACCGTATCAGCAACAAATGATGTTTTTATTCCAGAAGAAATAGAAGTCGAACTTTGAAAAACAGATTTAATATCTTGTGTATTAAATACTCTTACACTTTTAACACTTCTTGAATATTCAGTTGACTCATTAATAAGAATTTGTTCACCGGCAATGAAAGTTCCGGAAGTTTGTGTTATTGTTATATCTACTCCAGATGCTGCCGAAACAACATATCCAGAAGCTCCACTGCTGACTCCTCTGATATAAGATGTTGCTGGGCACTGACTAGAATTTAGACTTTGATTTAAAGTTAATTTAGTAAACGTTTGTACGTCAAAAAGATATAATTCCCATTCAGAAGCATCATTCGAATATGGAGCATCACTTAAACTAAAAGAGTATACCCTAGCTTGTCCAATCTCATCACCAGTTCCAGACCCTTCAGATGCCTTTCTTTGATTAAAGAATGTAACAGTATTATTACTTGTGTTAATACCAACAAATGGAGTTCCAGTTACATTATTAACCCTTAATAAATTACCCATCTCAAATGGGACTAGAGATGTGTCAACAGTTGCCTTATCTCTAGGTTTATCAGCATCTAATATAGTTGTTGCTTGTTTTTCAATATCAAATCCCCTTACATATGCTTTTCCAGGAGATACTTTGATACACATCAAATCATCATTAGGAATATTTCCAGAGTCAGTTGTTTGTGTTGGTAAATATATTCCTTCATTTGAAATGCCATCATTTAAAGAATTGGCAACCTGAATATTGAACTTATCAATGGAATAATCTCCAGACTCTTCATAAGTTCTCTTGGCAAAATAATCTTTAATAACCGAATATTCTGATTTGTTTTGAAGTTTTTTAACTTCACCATTATCAAGTCTAATTAATTCTACAAAACTTTTATCATCAAAATCAGTTAGTGGTTTTTTTGATAAGACAGTAGAAATCTTTAATCTATCTGCCCCAGGAGCTGCAAAATTTGAAAATCCTCTGGCATTGTCATAAAGTGAGGAATCGTCTTTAGCAGTTACGATTTCTTCTAAAATATTTAAACCAACTCTATATGATGGTGTATTTGAATATGGATCGAGTACAATTTTATCAGTCGCTACATCTACGAAAGTTCCTCTGATAAAATAAACACCCTGTGATACTCCTACGGCACACCCAATCGCGGATGCGTTCAATGATACCAATGTTGCTACAGTATCGCCTGCGTTGATTGAAGTATTTCCGTAGACGAATGATTCTTCCGTTATTAAAACTTCACCGTCATTCAATGTTTTGACAACGTTATCTGATCCAGAATTTAAATATTTAATAAAAAGAGTTAAATCGGTAATCTCTGTTGATTCTGAAGGAAGTAAATACTTATCAACGACTACTGTTACTCCAGAATCTTGACCTGTTAGACGCTTCCCTACCAAATTCTCAACATAAAGGGAAACTGGAATACCTAGATGATCTTGATTTAATCTAATTGAATAGTACTCGGAATCATAATTAACGCTTCCGGGGATCACCATAGATCCCTCTTTGAAGATATGACTTCCAAAGGACTCTATCTGGTTTTGTAAGATAGATTGTAAAGTTGTTAATTCTCTAGCCTGTACTGGGTATCCTGGCTTAAATAAAACTTTATAAAAATTATTGTCCTTATTAAAATCGTCGTAATAAGGATTTATATTTAAATTGGTTTTCTGTGGCATTTTTTAGAATTCCAGGATAATTTTAACGTCTTCTTTTTGTCTAGAATTTCTCGTAATCAGTGGTCTATTATCTAGGTAAATAATTTCACCTGATCCTTTATTTATCTCTGGATTTGATAGTCCATTTGTGAACTGACTTCCTAGACTAATAATTTTATTCCCCGTTGGGTTTGTTGTGATACCAGTAAATCCAGTGTCAATGGATCCAGAAAATCCACCAGATGTAGTGACAGGATTTGCTGAAGATTGGAAACTTAATACTTTTGAACTAGTAGAAACACCGACATAATCTGTTTGGTCCAACGTGGTTTGATTAAAGTATAAAGATCTATCTCTATAGTACTTAAGAACCCTAGTTTCAGAGTCATATGATGCTACATAACCGTGAGCTGATCCACCAGTCACTGCCTGACTTATTTTATCACCAACACTAATTGTTCCGGAAACAGAAGAAAATTTTATTGAATATAGAGATGAAAATTGACTTTCACTAAACACAGATGTTGATCCAATTGAAGTTGGATTTTTTAAGATTCCAATTTGGGCAAATTTAGCATCTGTAGGAAAATCTTTAGTAGAATCATCAAACCTAGCATAAATTAAAACTTTATCGGTTCCTAATTCTTTATATAAGTCATATCCATGACCCTTTGATGGTGGAATAATTGGAATCAATTTAGCAAAGTTGCCTGTAGCATTTGCGTTTATTGATCCAAGATCAACCATTCCATACGTATAGTTCTTTCCACCAGAAGAAACAGAAGCACTAGTTATTTTTCCACTTACAACATCAATAACAACCTTTCCTCCACTACCATCACCTAAAATATTAACTTCTTGCCCCAATCCACCAGAATACCCAGATCCTTGATCTTGTATATAAACTTTTTTAATTTGATTATTATTGACTGTAGAGTCTCCGTTTTCTCTAACCGCCTGTATTTGGGAATCGGTAGACGTTGACCAATTATTGGGAACAGAAATATACTCGGTTCT